AACCTAGCAGAAGCAGTACCAGCAGAAGAAATTCAAGAAGCTGTACGCAATAAGAAAGCTGTAAAGGTATTAGAAGGTCTAAGAAAACATCTTGCTATCGACGCTGCATTAGAAAAGGAAAGTATTAAAGAAGCAGTATTAGATGGTAAAGCACAAATAAATGAAGCTTCAAATAAGCTTGAGTCTATCGTTGCTGAAAATGCATCGTTAAAGAATGAATTAGATACCATTAAGGCAAATCTACTCATCGAACAACGCACTGCAAGTCTTGATGATCAGCAAAAGAAGTATATTAAGAAGGTTTTCAATGGTAAGTCACCTGAATTTATCCAAGAAAACTTCGACTATACTTTGAAGCTTTTCAACAAAAAGACGAACGATAGGCTTGAGAATCTTAAAGAAGAAGCTCTTAGCGAATCAACAAAGGTTGACAGAGTTGTTTTAGAACAAACTGAAGTTGTCAACGAAGGTGTTGAAGTTTCGCCTTACTTAAAAGAACTAAGTAAGTACTAAGAAAAACTTTTTATAGGTTATTCCTGAGTTTCCTGGTTACGTATCTATGTAACCTTGGGGTCGAATATTAGATAAAGGGAAATAACAAACTATGAAACAAATTAGACCTACACAGGCCTATATTGACGAATCAAGAGCAGCAGCTCTTCTAGAAAAGTGGGCACCAGTGCTCAATTATTCTTCGAAGAACGTTGCTCCTATCGAAGACGATCATACACGTTTAAACACCGCTATGCTACTTGAGAACCAAGAGCAGTGGTGCATTAACGAAGCTGGTCCTAACTACTATCCTGCAGCAGCCGGTATCAACAAGGCTGGTAACCCAGGCGCAGTAGGTAATGCAGCTACGATGTATGCAGGCACGACAGTTACAGGTACACAAGGTACAGATACGTACGCTACAGGTGACTTCCGCCTTCCTAAGATCTTGATTCCAATGATTAGACGTACTTTTCCCGAGTTAATCACAAACGAAATCGTTGGTGTTCAGCCAATGGCTGGTCCGGTTGGTTTAGCTTTTGCTCTCCGTTATCGCTACACAGGTCAAACCCTAGGTACGAATGACGGTGCTGGCTCAGGCACGACCTTCCCTCCAGGCCAAGGCGGCGTATTAGCACAGGCTGCTAACCAGGAAGCTGGTTATCAGTACTTGCAAACAGCTTACACCGGTAACTCAGCTGCATATCTCTCAGGCGCTCAAGGCAGTGCATACAGCACCCTAACTCAGTGGATCACAACTGGTTCAACTGACCAAGGTGTTGCTGCTCTCCTACAAAACTTCGAATTAACGAACGCAATTCCTACATTTGAAGTAACGTTTGAAAAGACAGCAGTTGAAGCTGGTACAAGACGTTTAGGTGCCCGCTGGTCGGTTGAACTCGAACAGGACTTGAAGAACATGAACGGTATTGATATCGATACTGAATTGACAAATGCGATGAGCTATGAAATTCAGGCTGAAATCGACCGTGAAATGTTAATCAGAATGATCCAGATCGCTCTTAACGCAGGTTATGGCTCTGGTTATTCTGTATGGTCACCGGCGTCCGCAGACGGTCGCTGGTTAGTAGAACGTAATCGTGACTTCTATCAAAGATTAATTATCGAAGCAAATCGTATTGCCGTACGTAACCGCAGAGGCTCAGCTAACTTCGTTGTTGCTACACCTCGCGTTTGCGCTATCCTCGAAATGTTACCTGAATTCCAATGGGTACCAGTTCAAGGTAACGTCAACACACAGCCAGTAGGCGTTGCTAAGGTAGGTAATCTAGGTGGTCGTTTCAACGTGTATCGTGACACTCGTACCGATGGTAACTACGAAAACGGTCAGTATGCTGGTCTACAAAGACCAGAATACGCCCTATTAGGTTACAAGGGTCCAGAGTTCTATGATACAGGTATCATCTACTGCCCATACATTCCTGTTATGGTACAGCGCACAATCGGTCAAAACGATTTTGCTCCAAGAGTTGGCCTATTAACACGTTATGGTGTTGTAGACAATATCTTCGGTGCAAATCTGTACTATCACGTAATTCTCGTAAGTGGTCTCGGTCAAAGCTTTACTCCTGCTACGCAGGCAGTATACTTCTAAGCCACAAAGAATTATTGCAAAAAAAGACCCCGTTGCTCAAAAGGCAACGG